TAAACCACCGCCCAGAACAAGAGAAGTTAGGCCGTTAAATGACTTGAATTGAATCATTTTATTTCCCGAACGGCAGAACAGATCCTGTTTTTGATGGAACGGTTGGTATTGATGGCATTGCTCCTTTAACAAGAGAAGGCAATTGCTTTTGCACTTCACTCATTATGGATTCTGTAATCTTGCCACGTTGAAAGTAAGCAAACGTACCACCACCTACTGCCACTACAAGAGCAGCAGTATTTATGTAAGTGAGGATTTTAATCATCCAAGTTCATCTATATTTGCTTGAACCAATTCCGCAGCTTTGGTTTCTAGCTGTACTTGTGCTTCCTTCCAAGCAGCAGCTCTTTCTTCTTGATCTGCCTTAAGTTGCTTAACTTCTTGTGCAAGTTGATTGCGATCAGCCATAAAAATAATACATTGCCACCAAATTATAAACCTACTGTCTATCCCTGACCTGTTCGGCCAGCACGATGGTCTGACCTAGTAATAATTCAAATTAATGACAATGCGTCTACTAGAAGGATCACCTTCATGTAAAACCCCAGCGTGTTCATGGTGTGCATCGAACTTAATTAGACGGTTTTGTTTACATTCAACTTCTCTTTCAGGATCTTTAAAAACTGTTGGTCCGTTTGTATCTGATAGGTAGAAAATAGCTGTTTTGCGATATTCCAATGGGATGTCTTTTCCATCAACATGAAACTCTGTTTGTAGTTTCTCAGAGCGTCCAAACGTAGTATTAGCTTTTATTTTTATGGGTGCTCCTACTCTTAACTTTGCGTAAATAGGATTTAATAATTTAAGCCAATCACTGTGCATACCAACACCTCTGTAAAAAACATGAGTGAATTGCATTAAACCATCCTCTTTGTTTACTTTCCCAGGGTTGTAATACCAAGGAAAATAGTGTGAATGTAGATGGCTGTAAATTTCTTTGTATTCCTGCTCAGTTAAGAACTCGTCAATTATCTCTATTGTCATCTTGGTAGATTATTTAGGTTGATTCGGCCATGTCACGCTTGGTTGATCATTATTAAATGAAGCTTGTTTTGTTATATCCCTTAGTTCTTGTCGATATGTTTTCCACTTGGCAACCATATCTGCAGACAAAGGTGCATCAGCAATTATAGTCCAGTCACAATTCGTTAATATAGAAGTTCTTTCAAACCTTATATCTTCTTGTTCTCTAGCTTTGATTTCATCTATCTCTTCTTGTGATTTGTCTTTTATTTCCCACTTTAATGTCCATACTTCACTCACTAATTCAGGTGTACTTTTTTTATTTATTACTTGAGTAACTATGTTGTAAGTTGGTTTGCTGTCTGTTACAACTTCATACATTCCAAAAGAATTTAAAACAGTAGAATCTAATACTTTTGGGAAAGAGACGTTAGGGTTGTCTTGTTTTAGATCAGTAATCGAATAAGGATACTTTTCAACTGATCCGTCTTTGATTTTTGCGTACATGGTTTTTAAGTAAATTCAAATACCGCTAATCTTCTAGCGGTATGATTAGCACTATGACCTTCATCAGTGTCAGGATCGATGTAATGTGCAGCGTCATCTGCTATCAAATTACCATCTAAGAATATTCTACATCTAGGAACCCAACTGACATCTTTCCCTCCATAGAAATGTATTTTCTTTATTACTTTATTACTGTCAAATTTAATTAACCATTGATTAGTAAAACAATTGTCGTTGTGGTTGGCACCTGTTAAATATTCATCTGTATCTGTTCTATTGGATGCGTTACCGTGCAGGCTAGATGCCCCCGAGTACAACGTTTTTAGGTTGTAAGAGCCATCATGATCAGTATCAAAAAACCTTTCCAAAGTAGTTTGACTTACAACAGTACTTCCGTTATAAGTAAAACCAGGAGCTGTTATATCATCAAAATCACGCTTGGGTAAACTTGATTGATTCAAATCTCCTGAAGCGTAATAAGTTAGACCGTCGTATTGTGCACCCTGTCCACTAGATGCCACTAGATTCGTTCCTGTGTCATCAATTACTTGTATGTGATACAACTGGTTGTCAGAACTATGAGAACTAGGCTCGTTATTATAAGGAACTGGAATATGCCATCTTATGTCTAGTTCTGAGCCAGCAGGCGGTGTGGGAAATACACCTTTTGCATTACTGGGATAGGAACGACCCTCCCCCCAAATGACACGGACAGCACCTGGAGCACCGCTTGAACCACGTGTATCGCTTGCACCACTATCCATGCCACCTCCACCAGCTCCATAACAACCTCTCCAATTATTACTTCGGTTGTTATCCCATCCATTAGGGGCTCCACCATGCCTAGAAGATTCATTGTCCCCTGTAATCCCTATACCTTTCCCACATGTACCTAAATGATTTCGAGAAGATCCATAAGATCCATTAGAAGTGTATTTAGCAGCATCACCTCCACCACCAGCTTTCGGATGGCTTAGACTGCTTCCATTGAGAAACGGACCACCATCATAACCAGTACCTACAGTAGGAGCATTAGCATTGTTCCAAGTTCTACCACCTTCTGCATAAACAAGATTTGTACTCCCTCTTCTAAGATAACTCGCATATCCAGAATTGCTATCACCTGAATCCATTTCGGAAGCATCACCGATAAAGCCTTTAGCTGCACCTAGTGTTAATGTTTCGCCTGGTGTGACGGGAATATCATTAACATATCTCAAGTCAGCACCAGCACCACCATCAGCATCACTGTTGCTTCTTTTTCCACATTCGCCAGCACCTACAGCAACAGCACAAATAGAGGTGACTCCTTCAGGTACCTCCCAAGAATTTTCAACTGTACCAACTGGATTGCTATCAAAATATCCTTGCAACATTACTTGACCAGATGGTGAACTACCACCCGCACCAGCAGCACCCATGAAATTTTTATGTGTATTTGGATCCATAATTAATTCACGTAATCAACTAAGGCTGCACCTCTATATCTACTTCCACCGTCATCAGTAACAAACATAAATAGATGTGTTTTACCAGCGGTTAAAGTTGGTGCAGAATCGCCATTCCATTTTACTTCGGAAGGCCAAGTAACAGTACCAGAAGTGTGAGTCAATTCTAATGTAAAAGCAGAGGTTGTACCAGATGATGCTGGATTACTAAACGTAAAAGTACTATTTGCATTAATAGTTTTAGTGAAATAGTTACCAGTACTTAAATCTATATCTAAAGCACTAACAGCTTCAGCTACTTGCTCATAAGCACCATCAATTGTTACCCCATCAACAACTGCCGTACCTGTAACGTCAATGCCTGCCGCTGTCGTGTTTAAACGAAGAGAACTATCGTGATAGAGTTCAACAGCATCATCCGCATTAGCAACTATTAATGACTCTGAATCAGCTTGATTCCTAACTCTGAAAGCGTTAGTTTGTATCTCTAAATTTTGACCAGCAGCACCATTAATAATATTCTGGGTTCCATCATGGTAGATCGAGAGATCTGACGAATCTCCAAAAGTAGCTTTAGCATCATCAGCAAATCCAAGAGCGTTATCTGACTTATCCCATACAACATTATTTGCTGCACCTGTCAGAGTGACATCACCATCAACAGTTAAACCAGTAAGCGTTCCAAGAGAAGTGATCGCAGATTGAGCAGCACCCGTAACCGTTGCAGCACTTCCTGAAACATTTCCTGTGACGTTTCCAGTTAATGCTCCATCAAAACTTGTGCTAGTTAGTAGTCCACTGGAAGGGTTATAAGTTAAACCTGTATCTGTTTCTGCTCCTTGAGAACCTGTTGCTCCATCAGCAAATAAAGGATAAACAGTTTCATCTGTTGAGTTATTAGCTGTAACTGTAAATTCAGTTGCTAATGCTGCTGTTCCACTTGTATCTTGCGTTCCAGCAGTATTAACGCCAGGTAAATCAATAGCGGCTGTACCATCAAAACTGACTCCTCCAATATTTCTTGCAGTTGCTAAAGCTGTTGCAGTAGCAGCGTTTCCAGTACATGAGCCTGAAGAACCCGAAACATTACCAGTTACATTTCCAGTTAAGTTTGCAACAAACACACTTTCTGACTTATCCCATAACCCATCACTGCTATCTCCTGTGAAGGTAACGTCTCCTGTGAACGTGCCACCAGTAAGAGGCATTTTTGTTGAGTCAGTTGCACTATCAGCAGCCCAAGTAAGTGTTGTAGGTGTTGACGCATCAGCTTTGAGCACCTGATTTGCTGTAGGTGCAACAGCAGGAAGAGTAAGTGTTATATCTCCTGTCTGTGCTTGTGCTTTTAAACCTGTGTAATTAGATCCGTCACCATCTCCTTCACTAAATCTAACTTCTTTGGCATTATCAAGAATTAAATTGCCTGTTAAAGTTCCGCCTGTTTTAGGTAATGCAGCGTTAGCAGTTGTTTGTGCAGAATCAGCAGCATCTTTAGCTGCTTTTACAGAAGCACCTGTAGCCGCAAGGCTTGTGCTAGTGCTCGTAGTTGAATCAACTAACTGAAGAACACCTGCGGCACTTGTACTTCCTGAAGCAACTTTTGAACCAGCAATTGCGGCTGATCCAGAAATATCAGCGTTAACAATTGCTCCAGCAGCAATGGCTGTAAGTCCTGCATTATTAATAGAAATATCTCCTGTAACTGCTACTGCTGTTGGCACGTTTGATCCGTTACCTACAAGGATTTGAGCAGAAGTTAAAGCAGCTAGTTTACTAAATGCAATTGCAGCAGAAGCATTTATATCAGCGTTAACGATTGTTCCGTTAGCAAGCATTGTGCTTGTAACAGTTCCAGTATCTCCACTTGTAATTACCGTTCCAGTTATATCTGGGAAAGTAATAGTTTTGTCAGACGTTGTTGGATCTGCAACTGTTAACGTCGTTTCAAACGCATCAACAGTAGATCCTTCAAATACAAGGCTTCCAGTATTACTAATTAATATCTCACCAGTAACAGTTCCACCAGCTTTTGCTAATTTTTCCGTTTCTAATTCTTGAAGTGCATCTTGAACATTAGTTGAACTAATTTGCCCATAAGGTGTAAAGGTAATGTTGCTTGCAACCTGACCCGCAACTGTTTGTGAAAGGTCGATCTCGTTCCATGAAGACCCTGAAGCATTAGTAACACCAAGGATGTAGTCAGGAGGTGAAAATGCAACAACTGGAGCTGGTGCTGAAGGCGTTCCAGCAGTATCGACTACGACATATAAACCATCTGTTGTTGAACTAGGTGTAGGTAAATTACTTCCAACTGCTAAACCAGCCGCTAATCCTGCGGAGGTACATGCCGTCATTTTCGAAGTGTTTGCGTTGAAATTTCCACCAAAAACCAGACTTCCTTTTGTCAGTGTGGTAATCGCTTGCCAAGCATTTCCGTCCCAGATCCAAGCATCCTCAGATACTGTGTCAAAAAGAATTTGTCCTGAAAACTGGGCTGTTGGATAACCTTGTTGTGCTACAGATTGGAATATCGCTGTAGAAGTATTACTTAATTTAGAACCATCAATAGAATCTGTTCCAATCCTTGCAGCATCAATAGTTCCACTTGTTATTTTGCTGGCAGGTAAAGAAGGAATCAATGTTGCCGTTAAACCTGCACCTGCTGTTACAACTCCTTTTGCATTAACAGTTACTGACTGATAAGTACCAACACCAACTCCACTTGTTGAGGTCGTAAGATTTCCCGATCCATCAACAGTTAAACCGCCTCCAGAGGTGATTTGAACTCCACCTTTGGCTGATGTTGTCGCTGTAGGTATGTCTCCAGCAGCAAGAGTAGAACTGCCTGTTATTTGTCCCTGAGCGTTATATGTAACCTTGACTGCACCAGTGGTATTAGCAGTAATGCTATTGGTAATAGATAAAGCACCTGCCCCTGTAACACTTAAACCAGCTCCTATAGAAACACCACCAACAGCAGAAGTCGTGGCTTTAGGTAAATCAGCAGCAGCAAGAGCAACCGTTCCAGTTATTAACCCCTCTGCGTTGTAACTAATTCCAGATCGTGTAGATGCTCCACCTGAAACAGCATTATTAATTCCAAGATTTCCACTGGCTACATTTAATGAACGATCCAGATTAGAAGTATTTAACTTGGCTGGAGTGATACTTGCATCTCTTATTTTTGTTGCACCGTCTAAACCTGTAGTAGCAGAAGTTGATGTTTCAACCTTATCGTTTGTAATTGCTCCATTCTGAACAGCTCCAGTATCTACAGCGTTGTTTGCAAGCTCGGAATCTGTTACAGAGTTTGCTCCTAACTGAGTTGAAGTTATACTCCCTGCTACTAATTTAGTAGCCGCAATACTACCTGCTAATTGTGCATTAGTAATTGTTCCAACTAATGCTGAAGTTGGATAACCTGTGGCATCTTGCAAGTCAAATGCAGGTGTAGCATCAGTTGTACCAAGAGTTATTGTTACTCCACCAATAGAAGCTGACGAGGAGACAAGTTTAGAAACTGCTATGGACCCTGCAAGTTGAGCATTTGTGATTGTTCCTGACAAAGAAGATGCAGGATAATTAGTCGCATCTGTTAAATCAAAAGCAGGAGTAGGATCTGAAGCACCTAAAGCAACAGTAATTCCTCCAAAACTTACAGAAGAATTTGTTAACTTAGCATTTTCAATTGATCCTGCTAACTGTGCATTAGTAATCGTTCCGACTAGAGAAGAAGCAGGGTATCCAGTAGCATCCGTTAAGTTAAAAGCAGGAGTGGCATCTGATTGGCCTAGTGCAACGGTTACGCCACCAAACCCAACATTTGAACCAACTAATTTTGATACGTCAATTGATCCTGCTAGTTGTGCATTAGTTATTGTGCCTACAAGATTTGTTGTCTTATATCCAGTTGCATCTGTAAGGTTAAAAGCTGGCGTTGCATCCGTCCCACCAAGTGATAATAAAATACCTCCAAAAGAAACAGAGGAGTTAGCAAGTTTACTATTAGCTATTGATCCCGCTAACTGAGCATTAGTTATCGTTCCTGTTAAAGACGATGTTGGGTAGTTAGTTGCGTCTGTAAGGTTAAATGCAGGAGTGGCATCTGTTCCGCCAAGAGCTAATGAGATTCCACCTAAAGAAATAGTTGAATGTTCTAACTTTGCATTTGTTACTGCATCGTCTTGGATCGCTCCAGTTGCAACTTGATCTGTTCCTAATGTGCCTATCTTCGCAGCAGGGATTGAGGCTGCATCAATAAAGGTAAGTCCCGCTTCAATTAGATCTTTAACTGTTACCTTTTTCGTCTCACTAGCACTAATATCTGCAATGGCTAATGGGTCTGTCGCTGCTACACCTGCTTCTGCTAACGCTGGCAGATTACTAATTTCAAGATCAGGCATTTCCCTTAACTAAGAACCAATGAACATATATTACGGCTGATCGAGCAATATGGGACTTCCACTTTGCTGAAGAATCTTATTTTCATCTTCCTGTAACAAGTATCCAGGTGTCGCTCCTGTATTTAAAGTGATCACATCATTCGTTATAAACTCAATTCTTGTTGTTATTTCTTGGCTCGCAGAAACACTAACAGCAACATTTGTTACGACACATTTGGCCTCGTACCAAACAGTATGAACAACACTATTAGCATCTTTATAAATATAAAAACGTCCATCGAAATCTGCTCCCTGCTGAAGACGAATAATTAATTGAGCAAGGTAAAAAGGAAATTCTGGATCTTTAACAGCAGTATTATCAGCCAACTCTGAGCTGTGCTCCCATAGACAACTTAAAGTTCCTTGACCACTAATCAACCCTGCTTCATATTGTTTTTTAAACTGAGCACCTAAAGGTGTTAAATCAATTTGATCTCTATTAGTAGTGATTTCAAAATCTTGTACTCTTGCTAGATGTCTAAATCTAGAATTAACAGTTTGAACTGTTACTTGTTTAGCTGCACTAGGAGTAACAAGTGTTAAAGCATCTGATTGTCTTCCTGTTATTGCAGCCGCAAAAGTACTAAATAATCTAATTCCACCCATTTTATCAACATAAACATACCAATTTCCATCTGGATGGTTGTGACCACTTACAAGTTCTAATGTACTTTTATCAACTGTTGCAATCTCTACACGATCTCCAGTAATCAACGAACCAGAAGAATGATCAATTGAAAATCTTTTAGTTGATGTGTTTACGTCATGCGGATCTAACTTTGTTTGAATAGGGGATGACAAAGTATCCCTGCGAATTTCTACTTCACCATTTTGTCCAAAATAAACAGCCACAGTTAATTTTTAACAAGAGTACTACCAGTGGTAGGAGCACCGTCAGCTTCCCAACTAAAGTCAACAGAAGAAACTTCTCCTACAGAACTACTCATAGAAACACTTGTTATATAGACATTAAATTCAATATCTCTTGCGTTTGTCGCTGATCCTGCTGATTCTTCCAATCTACATATCAAAGTAACTTTATCTGATTCAGTCCCACTATCTTTTATAGCTGCTGATAACAAAGAACTTACATCAGGAGAAGTAGTCGCTCCTGGAGTGTAGTAATAAGCTCTTGCACTGCCTGAATAACTTCTAACACCAGGCTTTAGTGTTCTATCTGTATCACCCATTGCTGTGATCTCAAGTACAGACATTGACTGTGAAAAGCTCCAACTCTGTAGTTGAGCAACATTAGCTCCTCCTACTAACAGCTTTCCGTCCTTTCCACTGAAATACTTCGCCACAGCCCTAAATTAAAAACATTGCGTTTATTCTACGGTGAATCGAGACAAGCGACAAAAGAACAGCTTACATTGCTCAAACCTTTAAAGGTACTTGTTACAGTTGGAGGCCCAGAATACCGCCATAAAAGTCCAGCACCACCTTCTTTTACTAAAGATTGAAGACTACTAGCAGGATTTGTTTGACCATCAACTTGCTTGCTATTAGAGACACCAGAAACACCATCACTAGAAGTAAAAGTCACGTAATCCCAAGTAGCATTAACATCCTCATAATTTTCAATAATCAAAGCAGCCTCTTGATCAGAAATATTAGAAAAACCTAATTGTAATGTGGCATTGACTCGTCTATTACCAAAACGCAAATGTGTCTTTGTACCATCTAATGATTCAAAATCTGTACTTGGATACGTCCCAGGAGAATAACTTCTGGAAGTTGGCTTAATGCGTGGAAATGGTTTTTCTGTTGCCATTATATTTTAAGCGAAACGAGCATTAGTCTTTCCCCACCCTTGCAATATAGCTAATTTACCAAGTCCTGTATCCTCATTAACATCAACCAATTCAACATGTGAAGCAGCTAGTTCTATTAAACCATCTTCTCCATAAGTAAGACTTTCTACTTTATAACATTGATTAGAAGCTTGATTTTCTACAATTGTAAATAACGAACCATTAGATCTTGCAAGGTTTTGTAAAACCTCTAAATCATCAAAATCTACAGCTTTTAAAAATGTTACTGCTGTTTCACTTGGATTCCAAATATAAATGTTGTGATTACTTGTTATAGGCTCTTTACTTACAACTTCTCCACTTGGAAGAATAGCTCCGTTTCTAAATCTATCTGTATGCTGGACTGTCGAATACATTCTTATATAATTACCTGCTTTTAAACCTGCTACATAATTAGGGCTTGTTTTAAATGTAATCATATGAGTTGTTTTTTCTGCAGCACTAATAACATATTTTCCAAAAATATTTGCATGTGTTGAATTTGTACAAAAACCACTTAAATCAAATGTTTTGACTGGGTGATCTTCACCACCTATTAATTTTACAATCTCTGATTTTGTTTCTGCGAAACCATTTTCTTTTTCATCTCTCCAAATAATATTAGCTTGGAATAATTGTCTATCTTCTGGAGGAATAACGGACACTTCTAAGTCTTTTGTATTTCCATCATTAAACATTGCACTTATTGGTACGACGGCATCATGATCAATTGTGTAATCAACTTTATAAGGAACAGAAGGTACAAGACTAAATCTACCTCCCACAATTGTAAAATCTAATAAACAATAAGTTGCCTGTTCAAATATAAATTCTCTTAAATTAACCTTGTTAGAGATCATACCGTCCCAAAAGAACTTATTTGCCCTGCAAAATTGTGCCGCTTCTTTCATGTCTTCTTGATTAACAGAATTTGTACTAATAATTTCACCAGCACCTAAAGTTTTATCTGTTAATAACGCATAGGCAATTTCTGGAAATAAATGTGTTGGGCCATTTCCCTCACAATCAACACCATGCAATACAGCATTTGGATCTGAAGAGCAATTGCTAGGTTTCGTAGGATCTTGTCCTAAATCATTTATTAAACGATGAACCTTAATTCCTTCTTTAATGTATGCAGAAAACTGACTAAAATTTGTCCATTCTTTTGAACTATCAATTTTTAATGCTGCATAAGCTAAATCTTTATAGTCAGAAACACTATTTTTTTCTATCTCATTACAGTAAATAATTTCATGCTCTGGTCCATCTAAATGGCTTGATTGATCTCCATTGAAAAGCCAATAATCAGCAGCAGCATCATAAGGATTTAACTCTACACTTTCTATAACTTCAGTTTTTTTGTCGGGAACTATTAATTGAACATCTAAGCCAGGAAAAAGTATTTTGTTTGAATCCGCAGGATCTACAACTTGCTCAATCTCAACAGTATCATCCTTGTCATAATCTTGTCCTCGACTATTCATATCAAGTGCCCATCTTGCAAAAACCCTGTCATCGCTAGGATCGTGCCAAATATTGAAAAGAATACTTGCATTAGATCCACTCCCCCCTGTTAAATCAACAAATTTTGGATAACCAACGACTTGTGATCTTGTCTCTGGTGTTACTTCTATTCTACGAACATAGAAAAAACGTGGATCTCCTTCTGGCTTTGTTGGTGTTTTAGGATGACCGTACCCTGGCTCGTTTGCTTTACTTGTATCTGCTGCTCCCGTTGAGGAGTCATAACCATAAGCTCCAGGGATATTTGCGTTTTTTATCGGTATTAATTTACCTGCCAAACCTGTTGATGAGTTTGTGTAATGTGCGGCAAGAAGAGAACCATCTGGCTTTCTGATAGTCTCACCTCCTCCTTCACTTACTGGAGCAGGAACAAATTCCAAAGTAGAACTTTCTATATAATCATTTGTAAACCACCCAATCATTCCTGACTCACCAAAACCTTCTTCATTAGCAGGTCGATGATCGTTGTTTATATAGTAATTAACGTTGTAACCCCTTCCACTTGCCCATTTGTCAACAAGAATAAGTGTGGCATTGTCTCCTGAAACATAATTAACAGAAGTATATGAACTGGTTGTATATCCTCCAGCAGGAACCGCAAACGCTTCAACAGAAGACGTACCAGCGTCATAAAATCTTGTATAAATTGTTTTTATTAACTTTTGAGTTTCAAGATAAGAATGATTATTAATGTCACCTTCGTTACTCCAAGATAATTGCTTAAGACTTTCTGGAATCCCAGTATTATCAACGGTAGCTGTTACAGCAAATTCTTCAGGATCAGAGGGGTCATCAGATGCTCCCATGTTCCATTCAGTATTACTTATATCACTTTTAAACAAAGGTAATTCTTTATTACCTGCAAATTCAACTGAAATATTATTTATAGTAGAATTAAAAGAAGCTAAAGCACTACTTGAAATTGCATTATTCGCTTCTAATAAGTTAACTTTAATACCTGTTTCTTCATTAGTTATTATTGTTTTTATAACATCAGCCCCAGGCCAAGGAAAAAATCTATATTCATACTGCCCTCTAGGATGATTGATCCTTATATAATTATATCTTTCTTCGGGGCTTGAGCCTCTAACACAAAACAAACCACTATGGTTTTCATTCTCTTCGACTAAATCTTGCCATTCGCCGTCTTTTGTTAATCGTATTTGTACTTTAAAAAAACTATACCTTGTAATATGTTTATTAATATTACCTAAAACCATACTTCCGTTTTTAAAAATATCTTTTAAATCTTCTTCTGTTGGTTTTGAATTTACATTTGTAAAATTCATTTGCTTAAATACTTTAGATTTAAGTCCTATCTCTGTAATATCACATCGTCTATTATTAGAAACCGTTCCTAAGGAAACTTTTTGCAATACATATGTTGTTGCAGGATCGTTTAAATCATTATATTTTTGTTCAAAATAAAACCTAGAACTTCTCTTAGGTAACTTAAAATTTTCACCCTCAAAATCCCAATCAGGATTATTAAGATGGTTATCTAAATTATCGTTAGGAGTACATTGAATTTTACCTTCTTCAAGTACATCAAACACGTAAGTTTTATTACCTTTACCATTTTCCCAACGAGTTCCACCAGGAGCACCATCTGGATTTTCAGTAGTGACACATCTGACTAAAGCTGTCCCAAGTAAATATTGTTCTCCAAAGGAAATCTGATCGTCAGCAGTTTCTCTCATCGTTTGACTAATAGCATCAACATCTTTCACACCAAATTTCATGTAACCTTCATCGTTGTCAGTCCCAGTGTCTACTGTATTTGTCAAATTTTTCTGATAAGCAATTCCATCACCTTCTCCTCCACTTCCTATGATTTGATAATAAATCCTTGATCCTTTTGGGATAGAAGCATTGCCTTTTCTTATTTCAGCGTCATTGCTAAAACCTGCATATGAATCATCTTGAATATTCCTAACCCCTGCTCTTGCAGGCCACCTGCCTAAATTTTTTCTTCTTTGACATAACGTAAACCTAGCTTGTGGTGCCCACGCATTTACAGCGTCACTATAAGCATTTCCAGATGGTGCTTTTCCAATACGATGCAGTTCATAAGGCAATCTAAAATATGTCGCATTTGGCATTGGATTACTAACCCCAAATACTGACTGTGTCGTAGGATTTCTTGTTCCTGAAAAAGCATATTGATCTTCCTCTTCTCCTACAGGTATTAAAAACTTTTTATGGTTAGACCCGCTACCTTTTTTTACAAATGGAATATTATTATTTTCTAATTCTATTTTTTCAGAATTATAATTAGATAACAATAAATCTCCAAGAGCATAACCTTTAAACTCTGGTTTTGCTGCTAATTCTCCTAAAGAGAACATTGCAAGTATTTTAAGTTGTTGGTAACGACCCAAGCTAACTAGTTGTGACCATACAAGCTGAGAAGCAACTCTTATTCCTCCGTAAGTTTTTGTGTCCTCTCCATCTGTGTACTCTTCATAATTAGCAAAAACAAGAGGAATAACTTCCCCTAATTCAGCTAAACTTTGAACACTATTAAATGCAAAAGTAGGGCTAAATCTTTTTGATCCTGCAATGTCTGGTGTTCTTCTATTTGTTCTTGATTCGATATTAGGCTTAGGAGTTAGAAGATACGAAACAACACTTAAAGCAACACTAATTGCAATTTGAACACCATATGTAGCGAAAAAAGTTGTAACAGGATCACCCTTAATATCAGGTACTAAATCATATTCTTTTGGCCTTTCTTTAGCCTTTGCTGCAACCTCTTCTAAAAATTGAAAATACTCTTCTTTTGTTATCCCAAGGGTGTTACATAGGTCTGCTTCCGCTGGTAGTAGCACCCTGCGAGCGAAAGGGCTTCTAATGGAGACCAAATCACCGCCTGGCCTTCTAATGTTGTTCGATAACTCAGCCATCCTTCCTCGTAATAAGCAGCCATGCCATAACCATCATCTGATTTACATAGACCAATTGTTCCTAGTTTAGGGGGTGATCCAACTCCCCACCGATTTAATTCTTCAAAAAAG